AAGAAGGCATCCCGAGGATCACTTAAAACGCCACCTTCTGAGGAGCTGGCTCGTAATCTTAATTGCGGGAACTTAAATCTAGCATTAACTATATTGCCCTCACTTGAAGTCTGGAATGTGCCGGCATTTGTTAAGGTATTAACCGGATTTACACTTCCAGATTCAATAAACATGCCACTATCTCCTGTTGGTGTGGAAGAATAAGTATAAGTTTTGGCGTCAGCGCCGGTGGATGATCCGGATACAGCAAAGCCTAAATAGCGAGGTGGCCCGTAAACGCCATAAGGAAGATATCTTGGATTTGTTAGACCTCGGTCGACTAAATCATTTACCTCTACGCGGACCCAATCAGACACATTATCATAATCTCCATAATTGCGATATCGGCGCTCATCATCACTCCATTGCTCAAATTTATTACCAATTTTCTTAGAAATATAGTTTTCAGAAGCTGGATTTAAATTACAATTATTATATTGCTCTAAAATTTGTGGTGCCGAGTCTAAATCGTCAACTTTTCTAATTGCAACTGTAAAAGTACCGTATTCTTGGTTTGAATCTTCTGGGGCTTTGATATCTTGAATAGAAATTTTAATTGAGCGTTGAGTTTCTTCGCCCAATTCCCGTGTGCAGAGCCGAAACAAAGTTTGCATATTTGCAGGGCTATAAGATGAAGTATCAGAGCTTACATCTTGAGAAATAAACCAGCCCGTTTTGGCGTACTGCTTAGTCGGGCTCTTAGAGGGCCCCATTCTAAAGTCGCCACCGTCGGTAGCTCCATTTGGAGTAGCTAGCCTTAAAATAACCCCGTAACACGAGGAAGGAGTCGACCCGCTAATTCCCAGCGCGTCTGCACTGCTGTTCGTTCCTTTGAAGGAGCTTAAATTTCCTTCAAAACTTTCACCCAGCCAATAATTAAGAGGGCTTTCATTCAAAGTACTGTTAGTTAAGGTCGGGTTGGTATTAAATACTTTTCTAATAAATCGCGGTGAATCTGAATCAAAGTTGAAAGAGCTATCAACGACTATGTCGGTGCCACTAGTGTCGTAAATGACTGCTTTAAATGTAGGGCCGCTATCGACCGCGCGCATAAATGTGGCGAAGCCCTTATCGTAAGTTGTAGATCCGGTAACAATTGTTTGTCCTGAGAGCGCCATGGCGCCTTCATTGAGATACCAAATGGCAGCTAAAGTTCCTAAAGCTGTGGTGGAACCACCATCAAAGTCTGAAGAGCCTGTATTAATAATGGTGCTTCCTGTATCTCCCTCACAAATGAAAAGCCCATAGGCGCCTCCATTAGCTGCATAACTAGTGGTCGAGGCGAGATTGCTGGTTTTCCAGCCGGCGTATGCATCTGAATCTGCAGCGTTCGCATTAGTTTGTCCCAGCAGTCTAACCATTGTCACTGGAGAATTATTTCGAAGCCATGCTTGTGCGGCGTATGCTGCATAGGTAGGTGCTGTGAAGTTCCCTTGGCGCCAAACGTCGCCGCCGCCGCTGCCTGGGATTGGCTTACCAAAAATGTCAAGGAACTGTGCAAAAGAATTAACTTGTACGGGCTTTAACGCTGGTCCGTGCGCAAGTCTACCAATTATTGCTGGGCCCATCGCTGATGGTTGTGCCGGCAACTGTGAATTATCGATTTCCGTGATAAAAATCCCGGGGGACATAAACTTAAACTTTCTATATGACATGAGCTAATTCTCCTTTGGCAAACATGTTTTTCTTTAATAAATAGTAATAAAATAGAGCAAAAACCTTTTTAAGATTCTAATCTCTATAAAAATCGCTTTTGGGGTCAAATTCCTGCCTGGTGGATATAATTACACGCTCGCGAGGGATCTTAACTTCTACTGCATTTTCACGCTTGACAATCTTTGATTTTGTTTGATTGTCGCCCTCTCCAATCACATATCCGAGCACATCAAATTTAATTTGTGTTTGATAAATTCTTTCTTCTTCGCTATAAGAAGTAAGATTATTATCTTGGCCAAGTTCAGATTTCATAAAGGTTTCGTATGAGTGCCCATCGTGTTTGATCAAAAAAGAATTAATATGTCCCCCTAGTGTTGCAAACGGCTGTAGCATTTGATTTATATGTTGCTGATAGTTTGTCTTTAAAGTAACAGTATAACTTATATTCAAGTATACAGGCTGTGGCATGTAAAGAGTTTCTACTACAATTTTTTTATTCTCTTTTTTAGTCTTCGGATAATAAGATTGGCGGTTTGGTGTTCTATAAACATTGTTAAATTTTTTTCTGTTGTCTGCCACAGAGAAATTAGTTGTCTTATCTTGTACAATTTTTCGTCCCAATACAATCCTGCCACTATGGTTTGGATCATCCATGAATGGAGATGCGCCATAATATATTCCCTTTTTGTTTAAATCTTTACTTATGGATGTTTTTTCAACACTGATGAGAGGATATATTAAAGTGCCATCTAAGTCGTATAATTCTTTCTTTTCTTTAGCAAAGAATGAACGTTCTGGAGAGGCCCACAAAACGGGAACTTTTTTCCACCCTTTGTTAGTCTTGGCACGGATTTCCATTTTTTCATTAATAAAATTATAAAAAGCATAATCAATTGTTTCTAAATTCGAAGGCTCTATTGTTGTTTCATCAACAATGCTGTTGGCATTTTTAATGCCTGTATAAGAATAATCAACTGGCATCGAAGGTGCCCTCCCGTGCCTTTACACACTTTGCTTCAATTTCAAATACGCGGTCCCAGCCAGCCCAAGCTTGTCCAAATATTTGTTTGGGATAGTCTAGAGTTGAAATTTCAAAAAAATCTTGGCCATATAAAACAAAATCGCCCTCTCTTACATATAAATCTTGGTCTTCTGTTAAACGCCTTCTCTGAAACTTTACTGTAATTGATAATCTTTTATCGATACCTAAATTTGATATGGTGGTCGCATAACCCTTCCATGTTACAAGCGCATGAACTCTAATAGGTGCTAAAAAGTTTTTTTCGATGGCTTCACCGTATAGTGGATGAAAATTAGTATTTTCTATACTAATAGGATAATAAATGACTTCTTGGCCAATTACACGCTCTGTTAGTTCATCATTTACTTGTTTTACTAAGTCACGCTCTTTCTTGCCTAAAAACAAAGGAGGAGGAGGAGCAGCTGGTTGAGACCATTTGTTTTTGTCTAGTGGCATCTCATTTTATCCCACATATACCTTTAATGGTACATGTTTATCAAGCGTATTAACTGCTTCCATAAGCTTCGCATCATCTTCCATTAACTTTGTATATGTCAGCTCTTCTAAGGTGGTTTTTAGCTCTTCTCGCAAGTCTTTTTGCTCAGTTTGACCTTGAGTAACTAAATCTTTGCCATCTAGTGTAACACTATCTCCTGGGATAGGTATTGACCCAAATTTACTTCTAACTGTGCCTAATGTTTCTTTAGACAGTGCCAGTGTAAATCGTCTAATCCATTGTTTACCAATGGCATTAATGTTTTCATATGGAATATTTTCGAAAGGGAGTGTATTTAAATTATTAACACCTTTTGCTCCCGAAACGCCGCCGCGGCTGGAAGTGTCTCCTGTTTCCCACGGATCTGATTCAACAAAAAAGTCTATCCAATATTTGCTAGGGCTTGTCTCAACAATATTCGGAAATATTCTTAATTTGTTATTTCTTATCTCATAAGAATAGTGTGAATTTCTTGTATAAATGGCGTCCTCGAAGGCCATTGCTTGTGCCTTATTTTGCCATGGTGGAATTATCTGAAAAGTGGAATCATCTGTCCATTGGCCATAACTAGATAAATCTCCGACAGTATTTAGCCCACCATAATATCCATAAAATCGCCACATGGCTTGTGGAGTTTTATAATAAACTTTTGTAACGTTAATTCTTTTGTCTCCAACTTTACCATAAAAATCTTCTGTCGCGGTGTCGGCGGCTGAAGAAGAAACGATTTGCTGCAAATCATAATCTTGCTGGCCATTTGTCGCAGTAAAAGATGCAGAATAGATTGTCACTTCTCCGCCGAAACCGACCTCAGTGGAAACACTGTGACCTACCCGCTTTGCATATGCAAACTCAAAGCGAGGATATGTTAGATTAATATTTTCTCCGTACAGACTACTTCCACTTTGAATTTGGCCGTCTTGGTCAAAGGTGCCAGTTGTCGCACCCAATAAGTTTGATAGAGTATTTTTTGCTTGATGCAGATTAAGAAGATAAGAATATTCTAAAGTTGCTTCTTCATAAGCAGCATAGATATTATTATCCGTTAACTCAATATCTAAGATATCCCCTCCTAATTTTTTATATGTATAGCTAACTTGTTCGGCGGCGCCCGAACAAAAATATTGAGAGAATAGAGGAGAAGTTGTAGAAGAATAAAGACCAAATGGCAAACTACTGTTATCTTCTATATTAACTGCTGAACTACCAGATGAAAGTATAACTGTGCTTGTTTGAGAGCGTGGATTTAAGGTGGGCACTGCCATTCATTTTGGTCTCCTCACTATAAATAGTCAAAAAGAATAGAAAAGGTGGAGAGGAATGATGTATTAGTTGTCTTTCTTCTTTTTCCAGAAAGGGGTCTTTTTAGCTTTTTTAGCTGTTTTAGCTGTTTTTACAGTTTCTTTTACCACATCTGCCACTTCTTCTGCTGCTTTCTTTGCAGCTGCTACTTTTCGTGTTAGCCACAGTTTTTTCCATTTTTTACCCATGATAAGTCTCCTTTCTAATAATTAGTATCTTAAATTCAAAATCTCAAAAAATTGGGCGCGTAAAATTTTGTTATATTCACTTTTTGAAGCAAAAAAAGCCCCCACCCCTTAAGAGGTGAGGGCTAATACTAGATTAAAAATCTATTTTATGGTTTAACCGCCACTCTCACCAAGCAGTCCGCGAACTACGACTAAGCCGTACATATCGGGACGAACCATCTTCTTGGCATATCGAGTCATGACACCCTTGCGGGGCACGAAGTCTTCAACACCGAAGATCGTGGGAGTAACTTGCAATGGCACATAAGGAGCATATACATAGCCACTTTCAAGGAAGCTATTGCCCTTACGACCAACCAAAATAAGATTACGCGAGAAGTAAGGATCGACGTAAACATCAAATTTCTTACTAATGCTACCAACTTTTACTCCACCTGCAACACCTTTGTTGTCATCAGCAGTTATGCTGGCTCGGAAACCAGCTGTAAACTCCAGAATGTTTGCAACTTCAGGAGAGGTAACAATAAAGTTAGCACCGCCACGCAGTGTCTTACGATGAATCTGAGCAGAAACATCATTGATTGTCTCAATGAGAGTCTCATACCACTCAGAAACGGTACCGGTGAAATCCGGAGCTTTTGCAGAAGCGCCGACTTCAACTCCAGTAGTTCGATTAACGAACAAGCCCGGAGAGCGGGACCAGAAATAAGTGCTAGCTGTTGCGCCCTTAACGAGGTCTTCCAGGATCTCGCGGTCAATCTCAAGAGCAATTTGCTCAGAGAGAATCGACGTAAGCTCAACTTCAGCATCCAGATTATGGTAGGCATTAAGATCCTGACCAAGTTCTGGAGTCCATTTGGCTTTCAACTTCTTGGTAATCGCCGTAACGGATACTGAATCGACTTTAAGGTCAATCTCAGGAATAGCGCCCTCATTTTCAAGGCCCCATGCATCCTGACCTACAACTGCGCCAAGCGCATTAACATTGCCTGCCGCTGCGGTGCCGCCGAAATCGTCGGTGATAGGATAACTATATGAAACACCAGTTGTTCCCATATCAGTTGCAATTGTATCTGGGGTTGCAGTAGTACTAAGGCCAACAACATAAACAGTTTTTGATCGTCCTGAGTCTGGTCCACTAGTACCAGAAAACTGTGTCAAACGACGTGCTTGTTGTGTTGCGGCACTATATGTGCCGGGGTTGCTTGCGCGAGTGGTTACTACGCCCACCAAATCATCGAAATTAAATTGATCCAGATTACCGTTAGTGCCGGTAAGCTCCAATTCTCCAATGCAAAACGAAGTACCTGTTCCGGCTGCGCCAGATACAAGTACTGGGTCCCAGCGAAGGATTGTATTGACTTGTGCTACTGTCAAGGTTGTTCCAACGGTAGTCGGCATAACCGCTGTCCCGTCACCCCATGTACCCGAAGCTACAAGGTTATGATCGGCATCGGTCAATGATCCAGTCGGTGACGAATAACCATTGTTCAAGCTGTAAAAGCTCTTTTCAAGGTTGACACCGGTGAGATCTACACCACCAGTAATCTGCTGGCCTACAGCCCCTTGCCCATACAATGATGCATTGGCAACGCCGCTAAGACGGTCGGTTGTGTTCCCAGCAAATGTAAAGTCCATAAAGAAAATAAGTCCCGATGGAAGGCTCATTGGCTGAACGCTGACGAGTTGGTTAGCGACTAGACCGCCGAACACACGACGAACGATGGGGAATGCAACGGCTGCAAAGCCTTCAACATCTCCACCAGCCATCGTAGAAGCTTCGCGAAGAAGCTCCTTGGCTTGGTTTTCGAGCAGACGAGCCATATTCTGTTTCGTGCCCTCGTGTCCCAAACCTTCTAGAAGGCCCGTATTGTTCCACTTTTCAAGTAGCGCCGCGCCTTCTTTCTTGAGATCGCGATTAACGATCCCTTCTGTTAATTTTTGAAGTACTGACATTTTTTCTTTTCCTCCTTTATTTATCAGTTATTCCAGCGAGAGCTTTCATTCTCGCCGCGAGGGGATCACCCCTCTTCTTTTCCTCGTTGCGAGGTATAAAGGCTGAAGAGCGCTTTGTCACAACTTCGTTCAGTGATTTTGGCCGTCGCGCTGGCGCGCTTATACCCACTGTACTCTGAAGAGTTTCATATATAATTTTTGCTTCTTCAACAGTAGTCGCTCTTGAAATAGTCTCGACAAGTCTATCTTTTTGCCGCTCATTCAGGGAGTCACTATTTAAAATGCGATTTTGGTAATGTAATCTTGCATTTTGCAGATTACTTTCCTCCAATTGTTGCTTTAATTGGGGGAAAACTTTTTGATATTTGTTTAATTTGTGTTCTAAAAGTTTTACTTTCTTATTTAATTGTTTGTGTTCTTTAAGTGTTTGTTGAAAGGCTCGGCTTTCTTTTTGTGTAGATGCTTTTTCCTCTGCGCAAGCTTTTTCCGCCTCTTT